CCCATACCTTGTGAGTCTTCTGAAATTTGTCCACCTTGTTCTAAGTTATCCATCATGTTTTGCATAACCTCAGATCCTCTGTCTATATCTCCACCGCCGGCATTTCTTACAGCATCCGCAGTGAATACAAATTCGTTTTTACTTAATCTTGCAGGTACATCATCAGCTCTTTCTTCGCCACCCATTTCTACAAAGCCACCTGTTTCTCTGTAATCTTTTTCTTGTCCACCCATGTCAATCATTTCTGCTTCTTCAGTATCCATGATCCCACCTTCAGCAGCATTAACTCTTGTGCCACCACTAGGGTAACCAAATTGATTAGTTCCTGCAGGTGTTCCGTATCCTGGTACACTCATACCAGCCATTCCACCATCAGCTCTATTTACTCTTAAAATATCTCTTAACACACTTAAACCACCAAAAACTTCCATACCTTTACCGGCTACATCGTAACCCATTTGTCCTAATTTATCTATTTCAAATTCTGTAAGAGGATCTCCACCATCATTATAACCTATTCTACCACCATTAGCTGCCATAGTAGGTTGTTCCATACCTTGTGATTGTTCTTGTTGTTGCATTACTGCTTGGACAAATTGTTCAAAAGATAAATCTCCACCTTTGTTTTTATATTTTACAAATTCTGCCATAAGCATTTGTTCTGCTTGTGCATTACCAGCGTCACCACCCATGTTTAAAAATGTTTGTGCTGGTCTGTATCTTTGTCCTGCACCAGTTCTTGCAAAAGCCATTTCATCTTCTTCGTCATCTACTAACATACCATTAGCATAACCGGCTCTGCCACCTTCAGCTGCGTAAAAATTTTGATCAACATATTTTTTCTTAGGCATAAAAGCTAGCCCTGATCCAGCATCACCTTGACCACTGTAAAAATTCTGTGCTCTATTTCTAATGTTTGCAACGTCCATAACTTCTCCAACTTCTTCTGGCTCGTCATCTTTACCCATTAAAAAAGGAGCTGCTAAAGCTGTAGCACCTAAGCCACCCATTAACATTCTAGGTATACTTAATGCTCCATCTTCTTTTCCACCAACTTTAAAAAGGTTTCCAACAGAACTAAACATTCCACCTTTACCTAAACCTTTTCCAGCACCAGCAAACATACTACCAGCACCACTTCTTAAGGCACCTAAACCACGACCTATGCTGGCACCAGTACCACCTAACATAGTACCAAGTGGTCCCATACCCATAAGACCTGCACCACCTAATCCAATTAAAGCAGCTTTACCTAGTGGACTCTTAACAACTTTCTTAACAGCACGCGTAGCTTTCTTAACAAGTTTACCTAAAAAGTAACCCTGTCTTGGAGCATCTAAAGCCCCTAAGCCGCCTTGCATTTGTTGTGGTTGTTGCATTCTTGAAATTGCCATAATTTAATCCTAGTTTATCTGTTCTACTTGGTTTTACTAAACAAATCAAGAGTAGGCATGATAACTTTTACGTCCTGTGCCATCTCTTCTGCCTTAAAACCTTTAGCTTCCCAGTCTTTTCTTGTCTTAAAAATCTCACCAGTCTTAAGGTGTCTGTAAGTCTCTTCTACTTTAGCGTCATATACTTTCATTAATCTATCTTCTCCTTTTTGATGTTTAAATAACTGATAGCTATGTCAAACGAGCCTGTGTTACTTGATTGTATTGTAAAAGCACTACCACCTTCTACTATTAAAGGTTGGGTTAGTAATTCTTTTGTAACATTGGCCGTAAGTGCCACTGATTTTATCGCTGTAATACTGTTATTAGTTACCGTCACCGTTGGTGTACTTGCTGATGTAACAAGCAGTGATTTAATAATTATAGTTTCATTGACCAAAGGATTACCTGCTCCAAATGGAACCAAAGCATTACCAGTTGTATCGTTATCTATACCTTTAAATTTGTATTGGTTTACTACTGCCATTATTCTAAAAAGAAACTTTTAGCTTCTATCTCCTGTTTTACTTCTTCCTGAAAAGAAGAATTTAATTTTGTTATAATACCATCAAGATCCCTGACCAATGATTGCATATTCTTTTGTTCATATTCTTTTGTTGCTCTAGTTAATGATTGTACAATTTTTGCCATTATAAAATACTTGCTAAGCCTCCGTTTTTAAAATTTACTCTACCACCGTTTGCTCCTACATAAGTTCCAGGTTCTGTTATGTTTCCTTTTTTCATTTCTTCAAATTCATATTTACTCATCTCAGGATTAATTAAAAACTGATCTTTAGCGTCAATATAATTTGTTTTATCAATAAGTTCTTTTTGATTTCTAGGTGTATACCTAGCTAAATCTTGTTTAGTTACCTTAGCCATATAATTATTTGTAGGCAAAGTATTAGTGTTGTAAGAAAGTTTATCTTCTTCTTCTTTAGTTTTTTTATTACCTATAAAATTTCTAAATTTATTTACTCCAAAATTCAAAGCTAATCCAGGTAAGTTAAGGTTTTTTAAATTGTTTAAATAACTAATTTCTGACCCTGCATCAATTATATTTTTTATAGGTGATTCTGGTGGTTTTTGATTATCTCTCATAGCTCTATTGTGATTCATAGTTTGTTCACCAGTACTAAAATCACCTGTTGCACCACCACCCATATTAGCACTTTGTGTTTGATTAGATTCATTACCCATATCCATTCCACCACCTCTAAAATTTATTCTTCCACCACCTTGTAGTCTTGCTCTACCACCAAAGAAATATCCGGCTCTGCCGCCTTCCATATAATCCGTTCTTCCTCTACCTGTTTTATTACTTACTGGACCACCGCTTGTTGCATTAGTACCAAATCCTTGTCCTGAGTCATAAGATTGCTTACCATCAGCACCTAATCCATAATTATTTTTTCCATGTACAGCGGGATCATATTGTCTTGCAGATTCTCTCCTAGATTCAGCTGCTTTTAAATTAGCCATATTTTCTTTATTTTTTTCTTGTGCTTTCTTTGTCTTATACATTTGTGATGATTCTAGGTATTGTTTATATTTAAATTGTTTTCTTGGATCGTTTTTTAACTCTTCAATATCGTCTTCAGACATACCTGCAAATTTATCATTATAAATATCTAGTTGACCTTCAAGATAACCCTTACCTGTAAAGTTTTTACCTGTTAAAGTCTTGAATCCATTTTGACCATTAAATAACATTCCTTCTTTTGCTAGAGCATTGTACTGTACTTTTTGATCATCACTTAATCCACCAATACCGTAATTACCACCACCTGGACCACGATCTTCTTGTTCGGGTAAAATTGATTTTAATATCCTAGCAGGTAAACCTATGTAAGGAATATTTTCTGCAATGTTAAACCCTTTGTTTCTTAGTCTATTAAAAAAAGCTTGACTAGGAAAACTACCTATGGTTGTTGTGTATTTAGATTGATCTACGGTATCGTCATAAGGACTAGTATATTGTCCCTGTGCCCCGTACTGTTCTTTGTTATCCATTATCTGATTATTATAATAATCCATTACTTGTTTAGATGGTCTCATCCCTGTAAAAGTTTCTGTCTGCGCTAACCGATTAAAAGGATCTTTTAAATCAGCTGAAGCTTTGTTATACATAGTTTGTGCGTTAGCTATTTTTCCAGTAGGATCATTTGATTGAGGATTAAAAGTTCTTACATTAACTTCACTTACAGGAGAACCATAACCAAAAGCATTTCCCGATTGATTAAAACTACTACCACTATTTGTAAAAGCATTTGTATTAGGTATACCAAATGTTTCTGTTATTTTTTCTTCTTTTGTTGGTGCTGTGTAACCTAACCTATATTTTTCTTGAGGAACAAATTTACTTCCTGAATTATAAATATCTTGATCTCCTTGATTATAAAAAAGTGGTGCAGCCATTATCTCATTCCTCCTGGTGCAACGTCTAATCTAAATGTACCTAACTTCCAGTCTTGGTTAGACCCTGTGTTAGAAACTTTTAATGCAATAGACCTTGCTCTAATTCTAGTGCTTTTAAAAGTAGTTGTTGAATCAATTGGAAAATTTGTAGTGACAGGTGTACTATTGGGATAAGCTCTAGTTGTAAAACTAACTTGAGTAGTGCCGGTTTGATTTATAAAATCTGGTATGAATCTACTTATTCTCATAATGTATTCCCCATCTCCTCTAAGATCTGGCGTACCCACAGCTTGACCTGTGTTACTTCTTTTTTGAGTGATGTCAAAATCACCTGATAATATGTTTGCTTGGATAGCTGTTACAACTCCCCCTGCATTTACTTGATCGGTCCCTGTTTCCTGGTTATAGTATATAGTAATCCCATCCGTATTACCAGTAACATCAAAAGAATCATTGTCTGTAGAAGTATAGTATGTTGCATGGGGTCTGTTAAATACAGACGAATCTTGCCATGCTGTCCTGTCCAAGCTACCTGTAGTCCATATAGGTTGTTTTGCTGATGAGTCTAGATAATTATAAGTTACCACTCGATCCACTAAATTAGAACCTTCACTACAATAAAACCAATTTATCTCACCAAATAAATTGTTTAGTCCACAATTAATTAAATCACGGGATGTATCATTGATACTATCATAAACGTAATCTTCAACAAGACAAGGCATAGATTTTAATTGTCCATCGTAAGTAAAGAAACCATTCTCTGACATCCAATAAGAAGACCCGTCTACTTCAACACATGCATTCTTACCAAACAATCCACAGTTAGTTCCTACCTGTTCAAAGGAGAAAGTAAAAGGTGCTCCAACGAATCTCATCAAAAACAATGCAGTATCAGTCCACACATAAATTGCATCCCTACCTTTAATAGCTCCCATAATCTTAGAACCATCCGCAAGTCTTTGTGTACCTGCAGTATTTTCAGCTCTTACTGTGTATGAATCTGTTTCATCAATACTTTCCTGGTCCGAGAATCTTATAAACATATCGTCTTGAGTAGTAGGGTCTCCAACAGTTGTTTCTGTTCCAAAGAATACTAAATGTCTATCGGGCGTTGAAACTAATACATGACGTGACGCTGTTGGTGCATTAGGTAATACCGTTGCTCTATTTGCCGTTGCGTTTGCAGCGGATGCATCCCATTCAAAACACGCACCATTATATATAAGAGCAATTAATTTTGTACCGTAGTTATCTAAAACCCATAGACCTGGATCAATAGTAAAGTCAGAAGAAGCAGGATCTCCCCATCCATTATAATTAGTAATATTAGTTACTGTAGCCCCAGCACTGTGGGTTGCGGCAGTAGTCCCGTCAACTCCTCTAGCACCACCGGTTAAAGTATTTGTAGTTGTATTGTTATTTGTGTAAGTAATAAATTCAGTTCCTATTTGTATTGTCCCTGATGCTGGAAACGCTGACGTGCTGGCTAAAACAATTGTAGTTCCTGTTGTATTTGTTAAAGCTGTTTGTAAAGTTGTTGCTGAAGGACCAATAGATGTACCACCAAATAAACCTGCACCCCAACCAAAACCTCCAAGTTGTTGAGCGGGTCCTACAGTATAATAACATAGAATAGAAGTTGATCCTGCATTAGTCACAGGTGTGCCGGCTTCATTAGTATCCATTGTAATTGTAAAAGTCGTACCACTTGGTACAGATGTAACCATAAATTTTTTATCTTCAAATGTAGCATTAGTAAATGTAGAACCACTTAATCCAGTAACAGAATCAAACAATACAATATCAT